AATAAAAGTTCTTTGTTATTAAGTCCTACAGCTTCTGGTAAAAGTTTAATTATATATTTAGCTGTTAGATATTTTTTAGAGATGTATGACAGAAACGTATTGCTTATTGTGCCTACAACATCGCTAGTTGAACAAATGTATTCAGACTTTGGCGATTATTCCACAAACGACGAATGGTCGGTAGAATCTAATTGCCATAAAATATATTCAGGCAAAGAAAAGTATAACTTAAAGCACCGTGTAATTATTACTACATGGCAATCAATATATAAAATGCAGACCCCATGGTTTGAAAATTACGGCATGGTGATTGGTGATGAAGCGCATAATTTTAAAGCTAAGTCTTTAACTGCTATATTGGAAAAGTGCGTGAATGCACAATATCGTTTAGGAACAACAGGAACATTAGATGGCACACAGACACATCAGTTAGTTTTAGAAGGTCTATTTGGCCCTGTGCATAAAGTCACTACTACTAAAAAGCTGATTGAAGAAAACTCATTGTCACAACTGGACATATTTGTCTTGTTATTGAAATATAGTGATGAACATTGCAGATTAGTATCGAAGATGAAGTACCAAGAAGAGATTGACTTTATTGTAAAATACGAACCTCGGAATAATTTTATAGCCAATTTAGCGATGGATCAAGAAGGGAACTCGCTGATATTATTCCAGTTTGTCGATAAGCACGGAAAACCATTGCACGATTTATTAAAGAAAAAGTTTGATGAATTACCAAGAAATACGAGGAGGTTGTTTTATGTCTCAGGTGAGACCGACGTGGATACGAGGGAAGAGATTCGAGCGATTACAGAGAAGCAGGACGACGCGATTATTGTCGCTAGTATGGGCACTTTTTCTACAGGTATTAATATTAAGCGTTTACACAACATTATTTTTGCTTCACCGAGTAAGTCTCAAATTAGGGTTCTTCAAAGTATCGGACGTGGATTAAGGAAGTCTGCAGATGGTATAGATACTAAGGTATATGATATTGCTGATGATTTACATTGGAAGGCCCGAAAGAATTATACGTTAAATCATGCTGGAGAGCGTATCAGAATATACAGTAGAGAAAAATTTGACTATAAAATACATGGTATAAATATATAAATGGAATCAATCGAAGAAGTAGATGTAAGGCATTTTAAACTAACAAACGGTGAAAACATTATTTGTTATGTTCAGTCGGCGAGCGAGCATGCGTTCATTGTAGAACGGCCTGCGGCCGTGCAGGCTTCACCTGCTGGTATGTGGACTTTTGCAGATTGGTTTCCATTTTCCGACAAGAAAGTGTTTAAAATCATGAAACGCTTTGTGATCAACCATACCGAGGTTGTATCTGAGACGAAAGAGTCGTATATAAAGTATTCTTGTCAAGATGAGATTAGAGATACTATAGAGACTTATGATTATGATACCTTTGAAGATGATATCCAAGAACAGTACGAATCTGATGAAACAGAGCCTAAAACAATACATTAGTATACCCCTGGCCTCAAGTGGACTCTTATATTATATCACGCTTTTGACGATTTGTACACCTTTTTATGCAAAAAAACTAAATTAATTTAATGAAAATAACTGTGTACATTTGTTGCATACTATGTTATAATATACTATTATCGGGAGAAACACATGACTAAAAAAATCAAACCAAAAGATAAACCACACTACGTAAACAATAAGGAATTTTCTCAAGCTGTTATGGATTACGCGATTTCAGCAAGAGCCTCAAAGGATGCAGGCGAAGTCACTCCTACAGTAACTAATTATATTGCAACCTGCTTCATGAAAATATCAGAAGGCCTGTCTCACAGACCGAACTTCGTTCGGTACACTTATCGTGAAGAGATGGTTATGGATGGTGTCGAAAACTGTCTAAGAGCTATTAATAACTATAAAATAGAAACGGCAACAAGGACTGGTAATCCTAATGCGTTCTCTTATTTTACACAAATATGTTTCTTTGCATTTATTCGTAGGATCACTAAAGAGAAAAAGCAACAAGAAATTAAATTCAGATTTATCGAAAAAATGGGAATTGAAGACTTTGCTGCTATGGGAATGGATGATGCTGGTGCACAACAAACAATGGAATATGTAGATACTCTTAGACAAAGAATCGATAAGATAAGAGTAAAAGATGATAAGATCAAAGAATTTGCGAAAGCAGAAAAAGAAAAAGAAAAACTAGAATTGTTTATGGTATAATATGAAAGTAGCTATATTAAATGACACACATTGTGGTGTAAGAAATTCATCAGATATTTTTCTAAAGTATCAAGAGAGATTTTACGAGGAGATATTCTTTCCTTATTTGAAAGAACATAATATTAAGAATATCTTGCATTTGGGAGACTATTATGAGCACAGAAAATTCGTTAACTTTAAAGCACTCAATGCTAATCGTAAGCATTTTCTTGAGCCTATGCGTGATGCCAGCATTACCATGGATATTATACCCGGAAATCATGATGTCTATTTCAAAAACACTAACGAGTTGTGCAGCCTCAAAGAGTTGCTTGGTTATTTTACCAGTAATGTAAACATTATTATGAAACCTACTGTACTAGATTATGATGGTTTAGGTGTAGCAGTGATTCCATGGATTAATAACGCTAACTATAAAGAGTACGTTGATTTTGCTATGAAGTGTAAAGCGCCAATACTAGGTGCTCATTTAGAACTTGCTGGCTTTGAAATGATGGCAGGTATTACTAATCCACACGGAATGAACGCTGAAATATTTTCACGGTTTGAAAAAGTATTATCTGGACATTTTCATACAAGATCGTCCAGATATAATGTCGACTATTTAGGTTCTCAGTTTGAATTTACATGGGCTGATGTTGATGATCCAAAGTATTTTCATATACTTGACACAGAAACACGAGAAGTTACGGCTGTGCGTAATCCTATTACTATGTTTAAAAAGATTGTATATGATGATACTAATAACGATTATAGCAACTTTGACTTTACTGATTGTGAGCACAAGTTTATTAAGCTGATCGTATTAACCAAGAACGATCTATATATGTTCGACAAGTTTGTTGATAAGCTTCAAAACATAGAAACATATGAATTAAAAATCGCTGAAAGCTTTGAAGAATATTTAGGTGAAAGCGTTGAAGATGAAAAAGTATCTTTAGAGGATACAACTGAACTATTGGATTCTTATGTAGAAGCAGTTGATACTGAACTAGATAAAGATCATTTGAAAATTGAATTGAGAAAGCTTTATACAGAAGCTCAGAACTTAGAGGTCGTATGATAAATTTTAAAAGTGTTAGTTGGAAGAATTTTCTTTCAACAGGTAATGACACAATTAAAGTACAATTAGATAGAACCCCATCAACCCTTATTGTCGGTTCGAATGGTGCAGGTAAGTCAACGATGCTGGATGCATTATCTTTTGGATTGTTTGGTAAACCACATCGTGATATTAAGAAAGATCAAATGATCAATAGTATTAATAAGAAAGGCACAATTGTCGAGGTTGAGTTTACTATTGGTAGTTCAGACTTTAGAATATTAAGAGGTATTAAACCTAACAAGTTTGAAATCTGGCAAAATGGTAATATGATCAATCAGTCTTCCAATGCTAGAGATTATCAGAAATTCTTAGAACAGAACATTCTTAAGTTAAATCATAAATCATTCCATCAGGTGGTTGTATTAGGTAGTAGTTCCTTTATTCCCTTTATGCAATTACCTGCGTGGTCTCGTAGATCTGTTATTGAAGATCTATTAGACATTAATATATTTAGTAAGATGAATACATTGTTGAAAGAGCGTAATTCTAAGATAAAAGAAGAGCTCGGTGAGATCAATCATTCTTTAGATTTATATAAAGCTAAGATGGACACTCAATCTAAATACATTAAAGATCTACAAGCAATCAATAAGGATATGATTGCATCAAAAGAAAATTCAATTGAAGCATACGAAGATGATGTAAAGGCATTGGTCAATCAATCTGCAGATCTAGGTAAAAACCTTGACGCGTTAACAGAGCTTGAAAATAAAAAATCAGATGAACTGTCTAGGAAAGTATCTGATATTAAGTCGGAAGATAAATTGTTTAAATCTAAGATTAAAGACTTGGTTAGCCAAGCAAAATTCTTTGAAGAAAACGAAATATGTCCGACGTGCGACCAAGACATCGATGCTAGTATTAAAGACGATAAACTAAACCATATTAAAGCGACAGCCGCAAATATACAACAAGGCATGAAGGAGTTATCACTAGATAATGATAAATGCGCATCTCAGTTACTAGAATGTCAAAATAATATGAAAGAGCTTTTAGCAAAGCAACGTCAGATTAACTCTAATAATGATAAAATAAATATCATGCAAAGAGAGATCGAAAAGATTCAGAAAGAAATCAGTA